TATAATACTCGAAGCCCTTTATAGCTTCGTCTGAAAACTCAAGCTCTTGTATGGGTTGCTTTGGGAACTTAAGAAATAGAAAGTTAAAAATTATTCGTTTCACCTTTGGCCAAAGCGTTTTTGACGCTAACACGTACATCATGGCCTGTCTTTCTCCGTCCAAATCTTCTTTGCTGAACTTCTTTTTACTACTCTTGTAGTCTATAATTTTAAGAGTTTTACCTTTATTGTATAAAGCGTGTTTGTCAATATAGCCTTTGATTATATACTCTGGGTCTTTACTTTCTAGCAAGAAGTCTGTTTCTGCTTTCCCTAATTTACCGTTATCTTCAGTGCAGAAAAAATCATGTTTTAAGCCAACCATTATCATTTTCTTAACCAAGTCAAAATTGTCTTCTGACTTGTCGTCCATATCGGCCACTTCAAAATGCCTTCTGGTTAGCCTTAGACAAGCAGCGTCTCCGCTTATGTCGTTAGCCTTAATTATGCGGTCATAGTTAGCCTTATGTTTTTCGTTTTGCAGATACTCAAGTAAAGCGTGGCAAATAGTACCGCGCCTTGCACCATCATTGTTCTTTTCGGGTACTTTTAAGTGCTTGGCAGTATAGTATTTCCAACTACATTGCTCTAACGATTTCATCGTTGACGCAGAGACGTATTTTTTTTGTTCAGCCATTAGTTTTTCCCATCCAGTCTGTTATTTGCTCTTTAGACATCTCCCCAAAATCTCCGCCTGTTGGTAAGGAAACGCTGATTTGGTGTGGGTCGAAGTAACTCAAAAGCTTTGCTTTCGCTTTCTCAGCGGCCTTGTTTCCCGCGCCACTGTTTTTACTGTCATCGTTAAAGGCTACGATTATGTTTGTTAGATCAAATCTAATGAACGAACTAATCAAGGCAGAGCTTAAATCTAAACCAAAAGACACAACTACGTTTTTAACCCCACAATCCCACAGAGCAAGCATGTCACCTATGCTCTCTACTATTATAACACTTTTCTGCTCTTTTATTAATTTATAATTAAGAAAAAATGGGTACTTCCACTTTGACTTATCTCCTATAAGCTTCCATTTCGGGCGCATACTGCTTGAGTTTGTAAGTAAATCTCTACCAGCAAACCCAACAATTTCATCTGAGGCATTAAATATTGGGAACACGTATCTGTCTTGCATTTTACCTGCTTTACTGACGCCCCCTTTAAACTCAGATACAGAATAGGTTGAAACACCTCTATCCTCCCAGTAGGAGTGATCTGGTCTAAGTTTATTTAGTAATTCTTTTTTGTAAGTCTTTCCCATGCGGATTTCAGGCTTTTCAACTCTTTCTATCGAAACAGCAACAGAGTTTTTCGAAAGCCAAGTTCTAGCCTCGTCTATTGTTTTTAGCTTTAAGGACAGCTTAACTAGGTCATCGAAACTGCCGCTAATGTTTCTGGCAAAATCTACAAACCTTCCGTTGCTTTTATTTATGCACAGCGACGTATTATTGTCAGAGTCTCTGTATATCGGGCGAGTTCTAAATTCTTTATGATTCTCAGTTATATTAGTATAACCCAGTTCCAATAGAACTTCTTTGATATTTTCCACTCTCATTATAGAACACCATCACCATCATTGTTTTGATTATCTTCTATTAAGTAATTTTCTCTAGCTCTCTCGCAGAGATGCCTCAACGACCCTTCTTCTCTGACGCTGAAGTTTTCTAGCGAGAAGTTGATGTAGTTGCCAACATATCTTTGAGAGCCGTCAGGGAACACCCTACGTAAATAGTCAGCATGACCCATCGCATCTTTCCCTTGGAATCTGCTTTTTACAGGTATCAATTTATGAGTACCAGCATTGTGAGTCATATTTCCATTTTCGTCATACTCGTTGTCGAGCATTAACTCTTCCTCGTCTTTTTGTCTAAAGATGCCTACAAACGCGGCAAACCACTGCAATCTGTCTGACAAAGAAATCGCAGAGCTATCGTCAACACGGTTCCTGCCTTCGGCTGACCTGTTTAACTGCATCGCTGTCAGCATGGGCGCATTAACTTCCACTGCAATCTCTTTGAGTCTATTGATTTTCTCACCAATGGCTTGATACTCAGCCCAGTTTTGGCCCACCTTCTCGCCAGTAAGCTTTACATAATCGTAAACAATCAAGCACTGATTACCTCTACCTACCTCATTGTAGTACCACCGTTTGATTAAACTGCATATTTGATCGATGCTTTTGTTGGCGACATGCATGTGGTAGAACTCATTGCTTTCACTCAGGGTTTTTTGGGCTCTACGAATTTTCTCAAAATACTCTGGGTTCTTGCGCCACTGACCTGTTTCTAGATACCAAGTAGGCACATCAGTCATGGCCCCAGCCATTCTAAACCTGATTTCATTAGTGGTCATCTCCGTGTCTAGATACAGAGCTTTTACTTTGTTGTGCTTGGCGGTCTTGAAGCAAACGTCACTAAGCCATGTGGTTTTGCCTTCACCTGGTCTTGAAGCTATAGCATATATGTGGCCGCATTTAAATCCGCCGTAAAGCCTATTGAACTCTTCGTAAGGAGATTGAAGACCGTTTTCGCCTTCTGGGTTATTACCAGTCTCCTCAATCAAATCTAACAGCCCATCGGTAATTTTTTCTGGCTGATCTGTATCGGCGTACCCTGAAATCTTGTCGTTGTAAATTGAGTCGCAATCTGCGATTATCTCGTCAACTTCTTTGCTGCCATTTGTTTCTGCTTCTTGCCTTAGTTTTTTGGCTGTAGCTTCTATCTCTCTGCGAATCCTGTACTTTACAAGCTCTTTGCTGGCTTCAACCGCTGCGTGCCTGTTTATCTGCGTGAAAGCGATGCTTTCTATGTAATCGTATATATTTACATCGTCTTTAAAGGATACTCCAAGCTCCTTGATTTTAGTGGCTAGTATTACTTTGTCTACGGATTGATTTTGATAAGCACAGCTTTTAATTACATTGAAAATAGTATAGTGAACGTCATTAAAAAAGTCTTTTTCTGTTATAAACCCGTCAACTTCAGGAAAAATATCAGGATATTTAATCAACCCCCCAAGCACATGCCTTTCGATTTGTAGGGAATAGATTTTACTCATAACGCAAGCTTAACACTCACTTGGGGGCGAGTCAAGATATTAGTCTAGATCGTCAAACGGGTTGTCTTCGTCGTCGATTTCAGGAGGAGGTGGCATATCGTCCATCATTTGGCTTTCCATATCACCAATTGTATTCTCTAAGGTAACAGCATCCACTGCTAAACTCCAGTTGGTTATATAGTGCTGTAAAGCCATTGCTTTGGAGGCGTCATCGAAATGACTGCTTACCACTGGGTAGCCATCTTCTCCGAAAGTAAACATAATAAAGCCCCCATTTGCCTTCTCGTTGATTTGGCGCATGAGTATCTTGTCCACTTTTGGAAATTCGTCGCTCATATTTTTGATTACACAATAGAAATACCGTATACGTCTTTAATATAAGACAAACTTAACTTTTGCAAATCCTTTTGATAAATTTCAATAATTATAAAGTTGTTAAGCTCTAGCCACTGATGCTTTTCCGCATCTCTCTGAATTGATTGCAGGTACTTTGTCCTTGAGTTTGAATGAAAGAACTTGTTGAACTCATCGTGCTGTTGACCGTTAACCTCCACTGCGATTTTTTTTGTGGCGTTAATAAAGTCCACTTTCATCCTAGAGCCATAGACAGGGAACTCTTCATACACGATGTGGTTTTCCCAGTATTGCCTAAAAAACTGTTTGGTGTTGAATTGGAGCTTTGAGCGAGACTTTTTATCCCAATCCACAAGGTATTTCGTGACAGACTTACTCTGGAGCTTGCCTCTGATATTGTACAGTCTCATTGTTAAATTGGTGGACGCGAGGGGAGTCGAACCCCTGTCTTTAAAACCATCTACTCAAACATGCTACAAGCTTAGTCAGCGTTAATCACTCGCGCTTCATCACTGACACCTACACGCGAGGTTGGAGACTCTTTATTTAGACTAGACCGACTCCTATCCTAGCTTTTTTTGCTCGCTATCGACGCCCTAGCTCCTTAACGAGCATCCAGAGTAGGACGGGTAGCCTACGCGGCTACAGCAGCTTCCTCGGCCCAACCAAACTTAGCGAGAATCGCGTCAGCTTCGTCAAGAGAAGGAGCCATATCAACATTATTGGCAGTTGAATTACCTTGATAGACGTTTTAAGAGGCCCACTATCATCCTCTGCTTGCAGTCTGGTATAAGACCTTAAATCGAAACCAGTACGCGCCCAAATTATTTACACCAATCCCAAGTCTTTAAGTTGTTCTTGATGTCGCTCAGTTTTATCTGAGTTACTAAATCTTTTCTACCATGCCTAGTGTACAATAAGTATTTTGCATCTTTGGCTCTGGTTACTCTCGTTTTTGTGTCTTTGATTAGTTTTTTGCAGAGCTCTCTTAGCTCTTCTCTTTTAACTATCAAAAAATTATTTTCAAACTCAAATGCTATAAAGTCAGCTTTACCTTTTATCCAACCATCTTTGCCTATTACATTTTTAAACTCAATCCAAATCCAATCGTCGCTGTAGCTATTGCTATTCCTGCTGGTTCGCTTGCGAGCTTTCACATCGAACCCTTTTAAATCACCAGCCTTATTCTTTACCCAGTAATCTATGTGGTTGTATATATCGTCTTTTTTAGATGACTTATAGGCTTGATAGCCTTTCTTCCAGCATGAAATTACAAATGCGTCTTCGGCTTTAGCTCCTCTTTCAACACTGTCGTCATCTGATCTAAGATTAGCATTGGGCTTCATTTGCCAAGTTTCGCCTAGTCTTGATTAAAAGTCAAGCTTTGTACTCCGTGTTGTAGGCGTCTTTAAATTTTTTAAACATAAAGTCTTTAATGTCTTTGTTTTCTGTTAGATAATTACGGAAGTTTTCTTCGCCTTGGTGCTGTTTCTTAAATTCAGTACCAGTAGCTTTTAGCACCTCTTCGGCTATAGAGTCGTCTACTGTGATCCATGCGCCTTTTTGCTTTGCCATGTCCCACATTTTCATCATCTCCATGATTTCCATTTCTACCCAAATGCTTTCGCCATTTTCTGCGCCGTATCTAATTGGGTACTCGACCTTTACTCCAGTTTTTTCATTCGGAGATTTTTTAAACACCAAACTACATTTGTGGCCAATGATTTTACTATCTTTAGCTGTGCCTTCTCTGATTAAGTCTTTTCCAAAACGTTCTTGAAACTCCATAATCCAATCACTGTAATGCAATAAAGCGTTACCTCCAGAGGCATTGGTTAGCTTTGGGTCTTCTTTAACGTAGGCGTTGATGCTGACTTTACTGCGAACTTGAGATATGATATAACAAATGTGCCCACGAGTTGATAGGGCTAGAGACATACGTTTTAAAAACGCAGAACACAGCAATGACCCACCAGCTACTTTAACCGCTTCGTTCGCGCCTTTCTCCAAATCGCCACGAGGAATAAGGGCGTCTACCGAATCAATTATGAACATGAATTGCTCTTCATTGGGATTGTTTTGCACCATGTGCCTAATCATGTCAATGACGCTTTCGTAGATGTTCATTTTTACTTCCTGCCACTTTTTAGGGTCTTGATCAACCCCAGAGCGAGCAAGCATTTCTTTTGTGAGCCTACCTTCAGCTTTGAAATAGAAAACTCTACGATTGTCTTCTTTTTGAAAGTTACGCGCAAAAGCTAAAGCGCAAGATGTTTTGCCGCCTTCTGAAACCCCAGTGGCTCTTACTACGCCTGGACGAATGCCGCCATTCATTTCAATATCCAATAGTAAACTTCCGCTGGATACTGTATAAGTTTGTTCTTTTTCGAAATTGTAATGCTCGTCTTTATGATCGTTAAGATAAGCTTGAATTATTTGATCGGTGTTAACTTCCTGAGTCTGTGTCTTTTTTTGTCTTGGCATTTAAGAATTCCTTTAATGTTTTAGGTTTTTTGGGCTTTATGTTTTCGTCTTTTCCTATTTTATCACCCAATATAACCTCTTTCCGCTCAGGATTCAAGCTGGTTTTGTAAAAGCGATACGCCACCTCAACGAACTGCTTTCCCTGTTTCGTTTTAAAGTAAGCGAAACTACCAATAGTCTGTGGAGGGTTAATCGTGAGCCAGAAGCCGTAATCTGGATGTTTCTTTAGAAGTGACTTTAACAGCTTCATCTGCGCTGGCCAGCCTATCTTTTCTTTCCAGCCCAAAAGCCGCTCTATAATGAGTTGGCATTTCTCGTGGTTTGTCGGTTTTTCTGGCACACCTATTTGTAACAGCTTCTTGAAAGAGAGTCAAGAATCTTTGGTGAGTTTTAAATACGTGGCTTTCTGAGCCAAGAAGTCTTCGTAAGAAATTGTATCAGGATCGAATTGAGCGGCTTTAATTCTGCTAATTAACAATTTGTTATCTTTTTCGTTTTTTATAAAATTTAAGGGATGATTGGGGTCTAGGGCTATTGTCGGTACTCCTCTTAAGTGAGTTTCTAGCAAAGTTGTTGAATTATAACCAATAACTAATTCGGCATCCATACATTGAACTAGAGTAGGGTTCAAGGAGGCTTGTATATTTTTAAATGCTGACATATCGTATGAATACGCATCATTTGGGTTACTGGGGTGAGGGCAACCAACAATTTGTAAATTAC